CCGGCAGGTGATGTGTTTGCATATAATCTTGCAGAAGATGGAATTGTATTTGAAGGTGGGATGACTGTCTCTGCTCTTAGTGCTGCTACGGTAACAGTTATTATAGATAAATAGGAGGTTAAATGGCTAATACTACCTCTGGAACATACGTTTTCGAGAAAGATTTTTCTATTGATGAGATAATAGAAGAAGCATTTCAAAGAATGGGTATTCAAAATGTAACTGGATATCAGCTTAAAACTTCAAGAAGAACATTAGATATAATGTTTCAAGAGTGGGCAAATCGTGGTTTGCACTACTGGGAAGTTCAAAACAATAATATAACTTTAGCTGATGGAACTTCTGTTTATACAATGTTTAGAGCACCTGGAGATGGTACGTCTAGTGCAACAGCAGTTTATGGTGTAGACGATGTATTAGAAGTTAGTTACAGAGATGCAAACAATATAGATGTTCCTCTAACAAAAATTAATAGATCACAATATCAAGCATTATCTAATAAAGCATCTAAAGGACAACCCTCACAATATTTTGTACAAAGATTTATAGATAGAGTTACAATAACTTTATATTTAACACCTGGTGCTACAGAGGCAGGAAATAAAATTAATTATTATTACGTAAGAAGAATACAAGATGCAGGAGCATACACTAATGCAGCCGACGTTCCATATAGATTTGTACCTTGTATGGTTTCAGGATTAAGTTTTTATCTTTCTCAAAAGTATGCACCAAAAAGAACTCAAGAATTTAAATTATATTATGAAGATGAATTAAATAGAGCTTTGAGAGAAGATGGTTCTTCATCAAGTACGTTTATTACACCTAACTCTTATTTTTCGGAGACTAGTTAATGGCAATTGGTAAACATGCAAAATTTATTTCAGATAGATCTGGTCTAGAATTTCCATATAGTGAAATGGTTATTGAGTGGAATGGGTCAAGAGTACATGTGTCAGAGTTTGAAAAGAAACACCCACAACTAGAACCAAAAAGATTTATGGCAGAACCACAAGGTTTACGTAATGCAAGACCAGATAGAGTTGAGCCAGCTGTTGCAAGATTACTAGGATCCAATCCTTTTTCCATAACTAGTGGATCCACAACTATAACTGTTACAGAAGTAAATCATGGTAGATCAACTAATGATACAGTTAGATTTAGAAATGTAGAAGGATCTCCGGGAGGAGTGGCAGACTCTGCATATAACGCAGACGCAGGTTTTTCAATAACAGTTACCGCTACAGACAACTATACGTTTACATTAGGCTCAACTCCTAATATAACAGAGCAAGCAGGAGGAATGACAGTTACAGCAGGACCTGTAACTTTAACACCGTAGTATGGCATACACTTTAACAAATATAACAGACGATATTAGAAACTATACAGAGGTTGATAGTACAGTTTTAACAACTTCTGTTGTAAATAGATTTATACAAAATGCAGAAAATAGAGTTTATAGAGAAGTAGATTCTGACGATAACAGACACTATGCTACATCTAACCTAACTTCAGGTAATAGGTATGTAACCATTCCATCTGATCTTAGAAATATTAGATACGTTCAATTAAAAGATACAAACGTATCTCCAAATGTGCAAGTTTTTTTAGAGAAAAAAGACACAAGTTATATGGCATCTTTTTATGAGACTCCGGGAACAGCTCAGGGTCTTCCAAAATATTATGCTAACTGGGACGCTAATTTTTGGGTAGTAGCCCCTACACCAAATGCTACTTATGAAATAACTTTAGCATATATGAAACAGCCGGTCAGTATTACTGATGCTACTAAAAGCGGTAGCGGAACTTATTTATCTAACAAATATCAAGACTTACTTTTATATGGAGCGCTCGTAGAAGCATATGGATACTTGAAAGGTCCAATAGATATGTTACAATACTACGAAGCGTCTTATAAGCGAGCTTTGGCTTCATATTCTATTGAACAAGAAGGTAGAAGAAGACGAGACGAATATCAAGATGGGGTTATTCGTAATGTTATTAAATCACCATCACCATAATAAGGAGATAATGTATGGCAAATATAGTACCAAATTCTTTCAAATCTAATTTGTTAAAAGGCGTATTTAATTTTGACACTGCGGGTAATGGAGGAAACTCTTTTAAGTGTGCTTTGTATACAGCTATCACTGGTTATAGTACGTCATCAACAACGTACTTAGCAGGTACAGGAAATAATGAAGTTGATACTTCGGGAACATCTTATTCAACAGGAGGGTTAGCATTGACTAACGCTGGAGTTGATGGGACTTCTGCAACTTCTTTTATAGATTTTAATGATCTAACTTTTCCTTCTGTTACTTTAACAGCCAGAGGTGCAGCTATTTATAAAGATACTGGAAGTGGTAATGAGCTGGTTCTAGTTTTAGATTTTGGTGGAAATAAAACAGCAACTAACGGAGACTTTATTATTCAGTTTCCTACTGCTGATGCATCAAATGCTATTATAAGATTAGGCGACGCGTAATATTAAGGATTTATAAATGGCTTTTGTATTAAACGACAGAGTTAAACAGACAAGTACGTCTACTGGTACGGCAACAATACAACTATCAACCAACCCAGAAGTTGGTTTTGAAAGTTTTGTTACTGGTATTGGTAACGGCAATAATACGTTCTATTGTATATCTCACGATGGTACAGCTGATTTTGAAGTCGGTATTGGAACTGTAACAGATGCAACACCTGATACACTTTCTAGAGATACCGTTATCTCCTCTTCAAACTCGGATAGCAAAGTGAATTTTCAAACAGGAACTAAAACTGTATTTTGTACTTACCCTGCAAAGCGAGCTCCGTCTGCAGCTATGACAGCCACAACATATGTAACAACACATGCTTCAACAATCTCTGATACACAAACAATGGACTCAGGAGTTTTAGCAGGGCCAGTAACTGTATCAGGAACTGTAACAGTAACAGGTAATTTGGTTATTATATAATGAGTAAAATAGAAGTAGATAAAATTATACCACAGTCAGGGACAGCTTTACAGGTTGGTGAATCAGGTGATACTATTACTATTCCAGCAGGTGCAACCATTACTAACAATGGAACAGCAAATGGTTTTGGAAGTGCTGATACAGAAAAAGTAAAAGTATCTTCTAACGATACAACAGCTGGTTTTTTAAATGGTAAATTAGTTGCAGGTACAAATATATCTTTAACAGAAGGTAGTGATGGTGGAAATGAAACTCTTACTGCTGCTCTTACAGGAACAATTGGTACATCACAAATTGCAGATGATGCAGTAACTTTAGCTAAAATGGCTCCAGGTACTGATGGAAATATTATTTCTTATGATGCTTCAGGAAACCCGGTTGCAGTTGCAACAGGAAGTGCAGGACAAGTTTTAACTTCAGCAGGTGCGGGTGCGCCCCCTACTTTTGCTGCGGCAGCAGGTGGAGTTAACACCCCAATTTTTTCTGCAAAAGTTGGATCAACTCAAAGTGTATCTAATAATTCTTTTACAAAAATTGCTTTTAATACCGAAGAAAAAGATAGTGATGGTGCATTTGATACTTCTAACAATAGATTCACAGTACCAAGTGGAAAAGCAGGAACTTATTTTCTTGGAATGATGGTGTATAACAATCCAAACAATACTCAATTATTTGAAAGTTATGCTATGATATATAAAAATGGTTCAAATTTAGTAAATAATGGACTTTTTTATGGAAGTGCAAGACCAGACGCAGATGTTCAAGTTGTAAATACAGTTGTTGATTTAGCAGTTGGAGATTATATAGAGGGTTATATTTATTCATTAACTTCAAGTGGTGGAAGCACAAGATTATTCGCGGGTCTTAACAATGCAATTTTTGGATATAGGTTAATAGTATAGGATAAATTATGGCATCACTTTTTACAAAAACAAAACTTTACATAGAAGCTAACTCTGAAACATGGGATAATTCAAAAGTATCTTTACAAAACGATGGATCAGGGGATTACATTAAAACCTGGACTTATAGTTTTGCTAAACCCACAGATTCTCAATTAAATAGTTATGAAACTGCAGCTAGCACTGCTGAATCTAATGAAATTGTTAGATATACTCGTAAAAATTTATACGGAGATATAGGTGATCAGCTCGATGAAATATATACAGACATAGATGCATGGAAAGCAAGGATTAAAAAAATTAAAGATGATAACCCAAAAAATTAAACTATGAGTGAAGTCAAAGTAAATAAAATTAGTCCAAGATCAGGAACAACTGTAACGATGGGAGACTCTGGAGATACAGTTGTATTTCCATCTAACGCTTTACAAAACTCATCATTACCTGGTTCAGGACAAATTACAATCAACGGTCAAGCAGTAGCGCTTGGTGGATCTATAACTTTAACAACTGAGACAAGACCAACTTTTACATCTATAACTCCAAACGTAATTGAAAATGCACAAACAACTTGTGTTATTGCAGGTGGTAACTTTGTATCAGTTCCCTTAGTTACAGCAATTAATTCATCTACAGGTGCTAGAGTATCTGCTGATGAAGTAGCTTATAACTCAGCATCACAGATCACAGTAAAATTTACACTGCCAGTTGATGGTAGTTATTTATTATATATTGAAAATCCAGATGGTAATGCGGTTCAAACATCTGCCGTACTAACAGTTTCTGATGCACCTGCATGGGTAACTTCAGCAGGGTCATTAGGTTCATTTTCTGCTGGAAACACTATTTCAACAATTACAATTACAGCAACTAACGCAACATCATTTGCAGTACAATCAGGATCTTTACCAACGGGTCTATCGTTGAATACTGGTTCAGGTTCTGCTACAATAACAGGAACGGTATCAAGTGGAATTAGTTCAGATACTACGTTTAGCTTTACTGTTCGAGCAACGGATGCGCAAGCACAAACCGCTGATCGAGCGTTTACTATGACAGTATTAACAGGAGCAAACAACTCAGGACAGTTTAACTAGGATAATATTATGGCAAACAGTTATTTAGCAAGAACACCATCATCAACAGGAAATAGAAAAACATTTACTTTTTCTGCATGGGTAAAAAGAAGTAAATTATTAGATAATTATCCTATAATGTTTAAACAAGTTACAGATGCTTCAAATTTTGTTCAATTTTATTTTGATAATCAAGACAACTTAGTTTTTTATGTAGAAAATGGTTCAGGTAGTGGATACCTTTCATTACAAATAACAAATCGTAAATTTAGGGATGTATCTGCTTGGTATCATGTAATGGTAGCAGTTGATACTACACAAGCATCTGCTGATAATAGAGTAAAAATTTATGTTAATGGAAATCAAGAAACAAGTTTTTCTACAAATACTCAAATAAATCAAAACATAGATGTTGCTGCAATAAATACAACTGGTTTGATTGAAATAGGTAGAGCAAGTAATAATAGTTCACAACACTTTAATGGTTATATGACTCATGTATCTTTAGTGGATGGACAACAATTAGCACCAACTGTATTTGGTCAAACAGATTCTACATCAGGTATTTGGAAATTTAAACAACCATCTGGTGTTACTTGGGGTACAAATGGTTTTCATTTAAAATTTGAAAACTCTGGTAACTTAGGTTTAGATAGTTCAGGTCAAACAAATAATTTTACAGTTAATGGAAATTTAAAACAAGCACTTGATACACCATCAAATGTTTATGCTACAGGAAATTCTTTAATTAAAGGAACTAATGGAAATTCAAATGGAAATAATACTAGCACAAGTGGACAAAACTCTTGGGAAACTTTGTTTGGCACTCTTGGTATGGAAACTGGAAAATGGTATGCAGAATTTAAAATGATTTCTAATTATGTTGTTGAATGTGGTATTGTTGATATTCAGCAAGCTCAAACTTTTGATATATATCCAGGTTCTTTATCTAGAGGATTTGGTTACAGAGCTAATGGTGATGTTTATAAAGGTGGTGTTGGTCAAAGTGGAACTTTTGCAACTTATACAGGAGGAGATATCATAGGTGTTGCTATGGATATGACAAACAATAAACTATATCTTTCTAAAAATGGTACTTTTCAAAACTCTGGAGATCCAACAAGTGGTGCAAGTGGTACAGGTGCTTTATCTATTGATTCAGGTTATACTTATACGTTTGCTTTTGGTGCTTATAATGGAAGTGTAAGTGCAAACTTCGGCAATGGATTTTTTGGTACAACAGCTATAACTTCTGCAGGTTCAAATGGTAATGGAAGTTTATTTGAATATGATGTACCATCTGGATATTACGCACTAAATACAAAAAATATTAACACATACGGATAAAAATTATGGCTTATAGTTCAATTGTAAAACCAACTGATTATTTTAGAACAAAACTTTATACTGGTAATGGTAGTAATGACAGAGCAATTACTTTTGATGAAAGTACAAACATGCAACCTGATTGGCTTTGGATTAAAAGTAGAGGTACGGGACAATCTCATGCAATATTTGATGCTGTAAGAGGTGCAAATAAAAGACTAGTAACAAATAGTAGTGGTGCAGAAACTACAGAAAATACAAACTTAGATAGTTTTGATACAAATGGATTTACAATTGATAATGAAGCTATAGTAAATGAAAATGGAATAGGATATGTAGCTTGGAATTGGTTAGCTGGTGGCTCTGCATCATCAAACTCTAATGGAAGCATAACTTCAAGCGTTTCTGCTAACACTACTGCTGGATTTAGTATTGTGTCTTATACAGGTAATTCTACTGCTGGTGCTACTGTCGGTCATTCGCTTGGAGTAAAGCCATCTATGATTATTATAAAAAATAGAAGTGATGGTCAAAATTGGTGTGTTTATCATAGTAGTATTGGTGCAACTAAATATCTTCAATTAAATACAACTTCAGCAGAAATTGACACAACAGTTACTTTTAATGATACTGAACCCACATCTTCAGTATTTACTTTAAGTGATGGTGCTGGTCATAGAATTGCAAATTTTTCTGGAGACAATTATGTTGCCTACTGCTTCGCAGAGAAAAAAGGATTTAGTAAGTTTGGTACATACACAGGAAATGGAAATAATGATGGTACATTTGTTTATACAGGATTTAAACCTGCTTGGATTATGACTAAAATGTCAAGTGGTGTTCAAACTTGGAATATATTTGATAATAGAAGAAATGGCTACAATCCTACAGAAAGAAATCTACAAGCAAATTTGTCTAATGCAGAAGATACAGGAAGAGATTTAGACATTTTATCTAATGGTTTTAAACAAAGAAATGGTGGTGCTGAAGGAAATGGCAATAGCTCAACATACATCTACATGGCATTTGCAGAGGAACCTCTTGTAGCAAACGTAGGACAAAGTATACCAGCAACGGCTAGATAATTATGAGTAGTATATTAAAAGTAAACACACTTAGAAACGAATCAGGTGATGTTATTACAATTGGAGAATCGGGTGATGTCATTAGACAGAATGGTATACCTATTTCTGGTGTTCAAGGAACATCATCTAATCCAATTGTTTTTAAAATAACAGTTGCTGCAAAAACTTCTGGTAATGTTTACAATGGTGCAGGTAGTTCTAATGCATATTATATTAATGGTATAGAAGCTCCAGCTATTTACATTGAAGGTAATGAATCTGGAAGTTATGAATACTATTACAGATTTGATCAATCAGATGCATCTAACTCTGGTCACCCACTAAGATTTTATTTTGACGCTGCTAAATCTACACAATTTACAGTGCAGGTAACAACAAATGGCACACCTGGTCAAGCAGGTGCTTATACACAAATACAGGTTGGTAGTAGTGTGCCTAATGTTATATACTATGGATGTAGTAATCATGGTTACATGGGTAATAAAATTATTAATCCTGCAACTAGAACTTTTAACTCAGGTGGAGTTGGTATAAAATTACCAACAGGTACAGGTAATCCAAATCAAGTTTTAACAAGAAGTAGTTACGCTAATGGAATAGTAGAATTAGCATATGGAGATGCCGTAACTTTTCCAACTATCTCATCTATTAGCCCAAGTGTTATTGAAAACACTGCAACAAACGTTGTGATTACTGGTACAAATTTTAAAGATAGTTCAACACCACCAACTGTTGATGCAATTAATTCGTCTACGGGTGCAATTGTAACTGCAAACTCTGTAACATTTACAAGTGCGACTTCTATAACTGCAAACTTTACTTTACCAGTTGATGGTACATATTTTTTACGAGTAGAGAATAATGATGGTCTTGCAGCAAGATCATCTTCTGCATTATTAACTGTATCTGATGCACCTGCGTGGACAACTGCTGCAGGCAGTTTAGGAACAGTGGCCGCAACAGGAAGTGTCAACTTTACAGTTGCTGCAACAAATGCTACAAGCTTTGCATTGCAATCTGGAAGTTTTCCAGGTGGTGTAACAATTAATTCAAGCACCGGAGTAATATCTGGAACTGAGTCAGGGTCAAGTGCTACGACTACGTTTACGTTCACGATCCGA